CTAGATGGCTTAAGCTCCAAAATGCTTATGGTCCTGAGGGTGGCTGGAAACAAGACGCAGATACTTGGCGAACAGACACGGTTTACCTTGGGGGCGATGCGCGTAACTCTAGCGAAAAAGACCCAACCATCCAAGCACTTGGAATGGGCGGACAGATTTACGGTGCCCGTGCTGACCTGATTATTCTGGACGACGTTATTACGACTGCTAATGCCCATGAATGGGAAAAGCAAATCAACTGGCTTCAGAAAGAAGTTATTACCCGTCTCGGTAAAAACGGTAAGCTCCTAGTAGTTGGGACTCGAATTGCTGCCAATGACCTTTACAAGGAACTTCGTAATCCTAAGCATTGGTCTGGTGGCAAGTCTCCCTTTACCTATATGGGTATGCCTGCAGTTCTGGAATTCGATGAAGACCCTAAGAAGTGGGTTACGCTTTGGAAAGAGTCTGATGTCCCATGGGACGGAGACGACGACGTTCCGCCAAACGAGAACGGCTACTACCCAAAGTGGGACGGACCAACTCTCTATCGTAGGCGTGGAGAGGTTACTCCTTCTACGTGGGCTCTTGTCTACCAACAAGAAGACATCCAAGAAGATTCAGTCTTCCCCCCAGCGCTGGTACAGGGAAGCACAAACGGGGCTCGAAGAGTCGGACCTCTAAGACCAGGTGCAGTAGGATTTCCAAAACACGTGGAGGGTTACACCATTGTTGGTATGGACCCAGCCATCGCAGGTAAGACCGCGCTCGTCGCATTAACTTACAATAAAGCCGATGGTAAAATTTATGTACTCGATTGTCTCAATATGGCGGAGGGTAACTATCAAAAAATCAGAGCTGCTATTGAAGCTTACGTTGAGCGTTACCACCCTCAAGAGGTTCGTATTGAAATCAACGCTTTTCAGAAAGCCTTCGAACTCGACGAGGATTTACGGAACTGGCTCGCAGGGCGAGGCGTTAGACTTAACTCACACTTCACTGGTAAGAACAAGTGGGACACTTCATTCGGCGTGGCTTCTATGTCAGCGCTGTTCGGAAGCCTACGAGAAGGCACCCACCAAAAGAACAACCTCATTGAGTTACCATCTAGCGATGGTAGCGAAGGAATTAAAGCGCTAGTACAGCAGCTTATTACATGGAAGCCTGACACCAAGGGTCCTACGGACTGTGTCATGGCATTATGGTTCGCGGTCATTCGTGCCCGTGAGATGATTCAAAAGAACACCAATGTGACCCCGTATCTTAATAATAGATGGGCTACCAAGTCACAGATGGAAAGCAGATACTCAATCAATCTCGACGATGCTTTTGCAGAGCAATGGTCGGATACTTTCGGATAGGAAACATTATGCCAAAGCAAAACCCAAGCGCAACCAATGCTGGTGGCGGAGCTCCAATCATCAGAGTTAATAGCAACCCAAACCCTATGCCAGCTCCAGGTGTTCGCAACCCAACTCAAAGCATTATTAACCGGCAAGAGATGAACGAACCTGTATACGAAAAGTACGGATACCCTCAAGGCGAAACAATTAAAATTCGCACATCAGCGCCTCTATCTCAAAATGGCAAGCTCGGCGGACAACATGCCGGCGGACACGCAGGACACTAATTAAAGGATTCTAAGTGCTAACTATTCCACAAGTAGTATCACGCGTACAGGCTTTGCGCTATCGCAATACCTCACGTGATATGCGTAATCAGGACGTCCAGATGGTACGTCAGGGAAAGATTTCACAAGTCTACCCTAACTTCTTTCCGGACGGTATTGACCAGAACGTAGTCGCAAACTTCATTGACGTTGTTGCTCGCGACCTTGCGGAAATGATTGCACCACTGCCTGCTATCAATTGCTCAGCAGTGAACCAGACTTCAGACCGCGCACGTACCTTTGCTGACAAGCGAACACGTATTGCGTCTAACTATTTCCGTCACTCAGAGATGGAAGTCAACATGTACAGCGGTGCTGACATGTTTATCACATATGGTTTCTTGCCATTCATTATTGAATTGGACGAGGAAGCAAAGCTGCCACGCATCCGCCTAGAAAATCCTATCGGAGCTTATCCAGAGTTTGACCGCTACGGACGATGCATTGCCTTTGTCAAGCGTTACTCAATGACGCTAGGAGAACTGGTCGCACAGTTCCCTGATTTTGAGCGTCAGATTCTTGGACCTGACGGATACAAGCAAGACATGAACGGCATGATAGAGATGATTCGCTATTATGACAAAGACCAGTCTGTGCTTTATCTACCATCACGCACTAACTTTGTACTAAGCCAAGCACCAAACCCTATGGGTAAGATGATGGTCATCATTGCAAAGCGACCAAGCGTTGATGGCGAACTTCGCGGACAGTTCGATGACGTGCTCGGCATTCAGTTGCTACGTAACCGATTTGCTCTGATGGCTATGGAAGCTGCAGAGAAATCCGTTCAAGCACCAATCGTTCTACCTAACGATGTACAAGAATTACAACTTGGCGGAGATGCGGTTATTCGCACAGCCAACCCAGCAGGCGTTCGTCGTGTAGGACTAGAAATCCCACAGGGTGCGTTCAATGAACAAGGACTACTCAACGAAGAACTCAGAGTCGGAGCTAGATATCCGGAGTCCCGAACTGGAAACGTTAAAGCATCAATCGTCACCGGTGCAGGTGTCGAAGCGCTTATGGGCGCATTTGATAGCCAGATTAAAACTGCACAAGCAATTTTCACCACGGCTCTCCGTGATGTTATTTCACTTTGCTTCGAGGTAGATGAGAAGTTATTCAATGTCGAGAAAACTGTTCGTGGTACCGATGCAGGTTCTCCTTATGCCATCACCTATACTCCATCGAAGGATATTAAAGGCGATTACTCAGCGGACGTGCGGTACGGCATGCTGGCTGGTCTTAACCCGGCGCAGGGATTAATCTTCATGCTACAAGCCCTTGGAGGCAAGCTAATCTCCAAGGACATGGCAATGAGAGAACTGCCGTTCAATGTCAATGTTACATTGGAACAAGAAAAGATTGAGACTGAAGACCTACGCACATCACTCATGGGTGCACTTCAGGCTTACACACAAGCCATTCCACAAATGGCTACGCAGGGACAGGACCCAACAGAAATTATTTCTAAGGTCGCTCAAGTTATCAAAGAGCGTCAGCGCGGAAAAGTACTGGAAGATGTTATCCAGGAAGTATTCGCACCTAAGAATCCTCCTGCTGGGGCTCAACAACAGGTTGAGCAATCCGTCCCCTCTGCTCCCGGAGCTCCAGTAGGAGGCGCTTCATCTGCCCCTCAAGGCGGAGAACTCGGACAGGGTATGCCAGAAGGTCCACCATTTAGAGGACCGGGTGAAGTTACCCCACGACCAGAGCTACAAAGCATTTTAGCAAGTCTTAATGCGCAAGGCAAAGCAAGCGGAAGCGTAAGAACTATTACACGTCGACAAATCCAGTAAGGAGAAATCATGGCAACTCCACGTAAAAGAACAACAAAACCTAAGACAGTTGCCGATGAGTCATACAGCGCATTAGAAACTTACTGCATTTGGTTAAATGAATACTACAAAGCATTGCGTAAAGCTGGATTTACTACAGATAACTCGCTATGGCTTGTAGCCACAAAAGAATCTTTTCCTGATTGGGTGGATTACAAAGCACCTACTGAACTAGATATCCAAAATTTATTAGATGAGGACGAAGACTAATGGCAGATGCAAGAGGCGGATATCGCCAACCTGCAAACCCTGCTCCAGTTTCAGGACCAGGTGCACTATCACAGCGCACTGACGGCGGAGCTGTAGACGGCATGCAACCTGCTACACCTACTCAGGCACCTAAGTACATGCCAGGGCTAGGTTATGGTAAGGGCGGCGAGAACATGGCTAACGAGCAAGCTGCACCTTTAATGGGTTCACCTACTCCACCACCTGCTCCTGCAGTACCTCTCACAGCGCCTACAATGCGTCCTAACGAGCCTATCACCGCTGGTGTAGACATTGGTCCAGGTCCAGGCTCAGAGGCTATTCAGATTCCTAATATGGCTATCTCGCCTTCACACACTATTCGTACCCTTGCACAAAATGACCCAACGGGTGATGCGGAGCTGCTCTACAAAGCACTGATGTCTAGAGGTTTGTAATGTCAATGACAACGCCACAACCGATGCCTAGTGCACCAGGAGCTTTTCCTGCTTCACAGAACCCTGTAACAAAGCTGAACCCAGATATTGCTAAAGGCTCACCGTCTTTGTTTGCTGCTGCTGCTTCTTCAAACTTGAACTCCCAGCAAGTCAACATGGTCAACCAGATTTACGGAACAGTAAATACCTACAAGGCTCTTAGTGCTTTGCCTTTGCAAGATGCAAAGAAAAACTTTAAGCAGCTAAGCCCTGAGTCTCAGTCAATGATTCGCTCTATGTACGGTAACGCAGAGTTTACCAACACAGACAGCATGGTTACTAAAGTACTTAAGACTGTAGGAAGTGCTGCTCTTGAAGGAATCAAGTCCCCTCTTGTTGCTCTCTATCGTGCAGCAG